GAGGACGCGCTCACCGATGCCGGTGTGCTCGCGGACGATGCGCGCATCGTCGAGTACACGCGCCTTGCGAAGGTATTTCCGCACGAGGACCCGGACGCGCTGGAGGCGCCGGGCGTCCTCATCGTGATCGAGGCCATCGAATGAACGCCACACACGTGATGCACGCCTCCGCCCGCCCTGCCCCACGCCGCCGCCGCAAGCTCATCGCGCGCGTGCTCGGTATCGTCAATGCGATTCGTGCCGCGCACCGGCAGTGGTACGGCGATGAGATGCGTCGGCAACGACGCATGGTCGAGGAGGATGCGCGGCGCCTCGGCGGGCGCGTGCTGTGGGAGGACGCGCAGTGAGCTTCCTGCTCGGCATGACAGTCGGCACGATCGCCATAGACCTGCTCTGGCGCCTGAAGATCCGCGAGAAGGCGGCGACTGGATTCCGCCTACACGTGCTCGGCAAGCTCTATCGCGTGACGGAGGATGATCCACAATGACCCTCTACACGCACAGCGGCGATCTGCCCCGTCACCTGTACGTCTGGGTCGAGCGCAACGCGATCGGCGAACACGACTGGATGCCGGCGGTGTGGTTCGGTCTTGCGTCCTATCCCGGGCGCGTGTGGGGTTGTCATCTGCTGCTCGAATGCGGCGCCGTCTACCGCAACGTGCCGCTGCATCACCTCACGCACAGTGAGCTGTACGAGAGCAACTGGTCTCCCGCGCAGGCGCAGACGTGGGACTGCTACGGCTGGCAGTTCGCGACGCTCGAGTATCGCTATCTGTCTGGATTGCGAGCACGCACGCGCCTGCAGGACGGCTCTGAGCACAGTGGGAGGTACCTGTTCACTGCCGTGCCCGTCGGCGATCCCTACTCAGCCGCGCCAGAGCAGGCGAAGGAGTTCGCATTCGTCGCGCTCGACAATGGACGCTTCACCGCGCAGCCGACTGATCGCGTGCTCTACGAGGATCGATCCTTCACCGGCAAGGCTGCCGAATGGCCGACCTGGCTGCGCCGGCAGCGCGAAATCTGGAGCGCGGAGACATGAGATTGCGCTTCCGCATCATCGAAGCGAAGCTGAACGAGGCGCGCGACGGCTCGCGCTTCGCCTCCGTGCGCGCCGTGCCGACGCGACACCAGGACAACCGCGTGCTGTGGGAGGCGATCCCGACCGGCGTCCTCGAGCTCAACGGCATCATCCCGCGCACGGCCGATGCGCTGCGCGTCGGCGCGGAGATCGAGCTGTCGATCGAGGAGGCGAGCTGAATGCCGCAACCCCGGAAGATCACGCCCGAAGCAATGGCGCTCCTCGAGCGCGAGGCTCAACGGCGCGCACACCCGCAAAGTAACAAGAAGCTCGCGGCCCTCACGGGACTTGCGCCGGGATACGTGGCGCGACTTGTGGCGCGCATGCGGCGAGAAATCGAGGCGCGCGAAAGTCAATGCATTGACGTTTCATGTGGAACGATCCCGAAAGGTCAACACGTTGACGATGCCACGCACACGCCTACCGAGTAGGCTCGCGCGGCATGGAAATCGGCCGAGCCACGCGGGCTTACGTGTCTGCCTACGACCGCGCCCGACCTCTCGAGGCGCGCCTGTATCGCTTCGAGAAGCGGCGCCTCGTCGCGGACTTCAACGGCGCACTCCCGGTCGGCAGCACGATTGACAGCGCCACATGGCGCACCGACGCGCCAGAGATCGGCGTGATCTCCGATGCGCAAATCAGCGCCGATCAGCGCGAGACCTCCGTGGTGTTCGCATCCCAACTCGGCGGATGGGCCAACCTGCGCGTCGATGTCACCTTGGATGACGGCGCGATCATGACGCAGGTCTTCCGCGTCAACGTGCGCGAGGCCTCGGGCTTCTTCGATGATCCCGCGACGCAGACGGGCCCCGTCAGTCTCACCGTGACCGCATCGTGAGGCGCGTATGCCGAGACGTCCCGGTGCAGGCGCCCCCAAAGGAAATCAGAACGCGCGCAAGGGCAAGGCCTGGCGCGATGCGCTCACGAAGGCTCTCAAGCAGTACGAAGACCCGAAGTACGTCGGGGTTGACGGTGAGCCCGACCCGATCCGTCGCGGCCAGGCGCTCGACCGCATCGCGCGCAAGGTTGTGCAGATGGCCCTCCAGGGCGACCTCGATGCGATCGAGGAGATTGGCAACCGTCTCGACGGCAAACCTGCCCAGGCCATCATCGGCGGCGATGAGGACAGCGAGCCGATTCGCATTGCTCGCATCGAACGGGTGATCGTCCGTGCAAACCCTCCAGCGCCCGATTGCTGAAGTCTTCGAGCCGCTGCTCGAGCTGGCGCCGTACAAGGGCGCCTGGGGCGGCCGTGGTTCCGGCAAGTCGCATTTCTTCGCCGAGCAGCTCATCGAGGACTGCTTGGCCGAGCCCGGCAACTCCGGCGGCGCCGGCATGCTCGCGGTGTGTATCCGCGAGGTGCAGAAGGACCTCGCGCAGTCCTCCAAGCGCCTCGTCGAATCAAAGCTCAAACACTTCGGGCTCGGCGAGGCGGACGGGTTCCATGTCTATCGCGAACTCATCGAGACGCCCGGCGATGGCGTCATCATCTTCAAGGGGATGAACGACTACACCGCCGAATCGATCAAGTCTCTGGAGGGCTTCAAGCGCGGCTGGTGGGAAGAGGCGCAGACGGCGACACTGCACTCCCTCAACCTCTACCGTCCGACGCTGCGCGCACCCGGCGCCGAGCGGTGGTTCTCGTGGAATCCGACGCGCAAGACCGCGCCGATCGAAGCGCTCCTGCGTGGCCCGATGCTGCCGACCGGCGCCATCGTCGTGAAAGCGAACTGGCGCGATAACCCCTGGTGGAACGAGGAGCTCGAGCGCGAGCGGCAGGACTGCCTGCGCACGCAGCCCGAGATGTACGACCACATCTGGGAAGGCGGCTACGTACGCGTGCTCGAAGGTGCGTATTACGCCAAGCAGATCGCTGAGGCACGCCTGCAGGGCCGCATCGGCCGCGTCGCTCCTGATCCGCTGCTGACGCTTCGCGCCGTCGTCGACATCGGCGGTACTGGCGCGCGCGCCGATGCCTACGCGATGTGGATCATGCAGTTCGTCGGCCGCGAGATCCGCGCGCTCGATTACTACGAGGCGGTGGGCCAGCCGCTCGCGACGCACCTTGAGTGGATGCGAGGTCGCAACTACACGCCGCAGCGCTGTCACGTCATCCTGCCCCACGATGGCGAGACGCACGATCGCGTGATCGACGTGTCGTACGAGTCCGCGTTACGTGCCGCGGGATACCAGGTCACCATCGTGCCCAATCAGGGCAAGGGCGCGGCGAAGGCCAGAATTGAGGCCGCACGTCGGCACTTCGCCTCAATCTGGTTCAACGCGCCCGAGGGTGCCAATCCCGAAACGACGCCGACGTGCGCCGGAGGACTCGAGGCGCTCGGCTGGTACCACGAGAAGCGCGACGAGTCGCGCGGCATAGGACTTGGCCCTGACCACGACTGGTCCTCACATGGCGCCGACGCTTTTGGCCTGGCGTGCGTGTGCGCCGAGCAGATCTTCGCCGAGCAGGGACGGCCGGTGAATCCATTGCCGCTCGAGTTCCCATCCCAGTTCGCATCGCGCCCGTTCGGTTCCGGGCTGACGTTCCCGAATTACTGAGAGTCACGCCATGGCACGTTCTGACACCGACACAAAACAACCCACCTCAGAGCGGGACTTCGTGCGCGATGCGCTCGATCGGTTCGAGGAAGCCGACAGCTATACGCAACCGATGCGCGATCGCGCGGTGAATGACTTCCGCTTCGCCATGCTGCCCGGGCACCAGTGGGACACGCATCTCACGGCCAAGAGGCGCCGCCGCCCGTGCTACGAGTTCAACCGTTTGCGGCAGATGATCCGCCGTGTCACCGGTGATCAGTTGCAGAGTCGGCCGCAGATCAAGGTGCGGCCCGCGGAGGACTCTGACCGGGATCTGGCTGATATCTACCAAGGGCTCATCCGCAACATCGAGGTGAGCTCCCAGGCCAAGCTCGCCTACGACACCGGCTTCACGTGGGCCTGCACCGCAGGCCGCGGCGCGTGGGAAGTCAAGATGGAATACGAGACCGAGAGCGGCTTCGACAAGTGCCTGAAAATCGCCGCGATCGACGATCCATTCTCGGTCGTGTTCGACCCCGCCGCGCGTGACTTCTTTCGCCGTGATGCTCGCTATGCGTTTCATTCTCGCATGATCCCGCGCGAGACGTTCAAGCGTCTCTATCCAGATCGGGCCGTCGTTGACTTTGATGCCGGACGTACCGGGCAGAGTCGCTGGTGGTATCAGGACACCGTCCGCATCGCCAAGTACTGGTTCAAGGAGACACGCAAGCGTGTGATCTATCTGCTGAGCGATGGCTCGGTCGTTGATGCCGCCGAGTTCGATCCGATCGCACCGGAGGCCGCACGCAACGGGCTCGTCATCATCAACACGCGCGAGATCGATCAGGACATCGTGAAGTGCTGCCTCATTTCGGGACGTGAGCGGCTCACGGAAGTCATCGAGTGGCCGGGCAAGCACATCCCGATCGTGATCAACTGGGGCGAGTACTTCTGCGTCGATGGCGAGGAGTACTACTGCGGCATGACGCGCTACGGGCGCGATGCGCAGATGATCCACAACTTCGAGCTTTCCACTCTGGTGGAGGTGGTGGCGAAGATGCCCAACTCGCCGCTCACCGCGACACCGAAGATGATTGAGGGCCTGCAGTCCTACTACGAGCGGCTCGGCTACGACGATCCGCCCGTCCTGCCGTACAACATCGATCCGGCCAATCCAAACGCGCGCCCGACGCGCGAGGCGCCAGCGACGTTCCCCGCCGCATTCGCCAATGTCGCCTCACTCGCCATCGATGAGTTGAAGGCCGTGACGGGTATCTACGACGCGTCACTTGGCAATCGCTCCAACGAAACCTCCGGCCGCGCCATCATCGCGCGCAAGCAGGAGGGCGACACCTCCAACTACGTCTTCATCGACAACCACATGAAGGCACTCACCTTCACCGGCGAGCTGCTGGTGGATCTCATCCCGAAGGTGTACGACAGCACGCGCACGATCCGCATCCTCGGCGAGGACGGCGCCGAGAAGTTCGTGCGCATCAACCGCCGCGTGATCGACGATGAGACCGGCGAGGAGGTCGTCATCAACGACCTGTCGCGCGGTAAGTACGACGTGGTCGTCACTGCCGGCAAGAGCTTCGAGACGCAGCGTATGGAGGTCGCAGAGGCCGCCCAAGCGATGGCGGGAACACCGGGGCCGTTCGGGCTTCTCGCGCAGTATCTGCTGTTCAAGAACCTCGATGTGCCCGGGCTCGATGAGTTTCTGGCCGCGTGCCGTCGCATCCTCATCGCGCAGGGCCTGCTCGAGCCCGGCGACGGCGATACGCCACCGCCGCCCCCGCAGCCGAATCCGAAAGACGTTGCGGACGCCGCTCTCAAGGCAGCTCAGGCGCGCAAGACCGAGGCCGAGACCGAGCGAATCGTCGCCGAGACTCCGGCTGCCATCGAGCAGACGCGCGCGCAAACGGCCGAGAGCATCACACGGGTCGTCGAGTCTCTCTCGGGCGTGCCCGCTGTTGCGCCGATGCCCGGCGTCATCCCATCCACCAGCCAGTTGACGTAGCGAGACACCATGAACGACACTGTGACGCACGCGGAGTCGGCCGCGGATACTCAGCAGACGCCCAAAGCGCCTGAGTTGAAATCAACCGATACAGGCGTCCTGAGCCAGATCAAGGCGCAGGCGCAACTCCCAAACGCACAACCGGACACGGCAACTCCGGAGCCCAAACAGGCCGACAAGCCTGCGGGCGAGAAGCCGGACTCTCACGCGGCCCCTGCGGAAAACGGGCAAACCGACGCTGACTCCTCCGAGGCGGAGCATCCGGCCGACGATCGCGAAGATCGCAAGATCGAGCCCTGGATGCGGAAACGGCTCGCACGAGCCGAGGAGAAAGGCCGCCGGCAGGCTCTTGCCGAGCTCGTGCCTCACGCCGTTGCCGAAGTCCTGCGCCAGGTGCAGGGACGTCCCGCAACTCAGGCCACTGAGCAGCAGACGCCTCTCACCGACATGCAGCCCGATGCGACGCCCAAAACGCTCGCCGACTTCGACAACGACATCGAGGCCTACACCGACTACCTGGTCGATCAGCGTGTGAAGAATGCGCTGGCCGAACGGGCAGCGGCAGAAGAGCGGCAGAGAGCACAGCAGGCGGCCGAGGAAGCCCAGCGTGCATTCGAGCAGCGGCGAAGCGAGTTCGAATCGAAGACCGGCGCGTCATGGGACCAGGTGATCACGGCTCCTGTGGACGTTCCACAGCAGGTGGTCGATCTGCTGCGAGGCCATCCGCGGGATCTCTACATCGCGCATTACCTCGTCAACCATCCGGCCGAGCTCGATCATCTCCGTGGCAAGTCGGCGCTCGAAATCGCATCGCGGCTCGCTGCAATCGACGCGCAGCTGCAAGGCGGATCAACGCCCGGCAAAGCGCCGCACGCGCAGCGGGAACTTCCTCCGAGAACCACCAAGGCCCCACCACCCCCGCCTGATCTGCCTAGCGGCACGACGACGAAGAGCATCGCGCACATGTCGACGGCAGAGCGGATCGCGGAGTGGCGGAGACAGAAATCAGCAGCGCGCCGCTGAAGCCGACAAACCGGGATGCGGCGCCAAGGAGTAAAGCACCGTGCCCAATCAGCTACTGACAACCGACCTCATCGCCGATCGCGCGCTCATGCTGATCAGCGAGAAGTCGACGTTCCTGAAGACCATCAATCGGGAGTACGACGACTCCTTCGCGGACAAGCAGGCGAAGATCGGCGACACCCTGCGCGTGCCGGTTCCTCAGCACGGCAAGTATCGCAAAGGCCGCGTGGCCGATCCGAATCCGCTGCAGACCATCCTGAAGCCCGTCACGGTGTTCGGTCAGCGTGGATTCGACGTGCAGTTCTCGTCGGCCGAGCTCGCCCTGGACATCGAGGAATTCGACCGCCGCTATCTGTCGCAGCAGGTCGCAGACTTCGTCGTCAACCTCGAAGCCGAGGTGCTCGAGATGGCGGTGCAGTCGACACCGAATCAGACCGGGCCGGTCACCACCGCGTTCACGTCAGCCAACGCGCTGTGGTACGCCAATATGGCGAAGAAGCTGATCGAGGACAACGGCGGCTTCAAGGGCACAAAGAGCATGCTGCTCGATAACATCGCGCAGCTCAACGTCATCGACGCCCTCAAGGGCCTGTTCAACGCGCAGAAGCAGCTCGCCGTCCAGTACGAAGAGGGCGAGATGGGCCGCGCGGCCGGCTTCGACTGGAATTACACCACCGTGCTCCCCGTGCAGAGCCGTGGTGCAGGCGCCGGCTATCTCATCAATGGTGCCAATCAGACCGGCGACACGATCGTCGTGGATACCGGCACCGGCGCGCTCGCCAAGGGCGAGATCATCACGATCGGCAACGTCAACGCCGTGCATCCGCAGACCAAGCAGGATCTCAACTATCTGCGGCAGTTCGTGGTCGCCGAGAACTACGCAGGGGGTGCCGGGTCGCTCAAGATCTACCCGAAGATCGTGGTCGATGGCTCGGAGAAGAACGTCACGGCGGCTCCGGCCGACAACGCTGCAATCACCATCGTCGGCACAGCGAACACGCCCTATCGCGTGTCGCTCTCCTACGTGAGGGATGCCTTCACGTTCGGCACGGTGGACCTGCCCGAGTATCCCGACCGGCCGACCTCGCGCCGTGTGTATGACGGCATCAGCATGCGCGTCGTGCAGGGCTCGGACATGGTGAACGATCTCATCATGATGCGCTTCGATGTCATGGCGGCCTTCGGCGCCTTGCGCCCCGAGCTCGCCTGCCGTCTCGCGCACAGCGGCTCACTGACGCCGCCGGCCTGATAGCGCGCAGCCTCGACATTCACAGGACCCAAGGAGATCAGATCTATGCCTCTTGCCCCTCTTGTCGATATCGCGAACCGCCACTCCGACAAGGTGGCGGTCAGCGGCCGCAACAACCTGCCGGCGGCGATCCTCGACTTTGCCGCCGGCGCCGCCATCGCTCCGCGACGCATCGTCAAGTTCGATGCCGCCGCAAATACCGTCATCCAGTCTGCCGCCGCCACCGATCTGCATATTGGTGTGTACCAGGGAGAAGTCGCGGCCAAAGCCGGCGAGGACGCCGCGATCGGCGTGGATGGCATCGTGGAGGTCGAAGCCGGCGCGGCCATCACGCAGGGCGCGACGCTCACCAGCGATGCGCAGGGACGTGCCGTGACGGCAGCCACGGGCAACCATGCGTGGGGTACGGCGCTCGGCTCGGCAGCCGGCGCCGGCGCCGTCATCAAGGCCCGCATCGCCGCGCGCGTCATTCTCGCGTGACGGTCCTCGACCTCATCGGGCGGTCACTGCGTCTCCTTGGGGTCATCGACCCCATCGAGACGCCGTCGGCCGAATCTGCCGTCACGGCGATCGCCGCGCTCAACGCGATGTGCCGGCGCTGGGAGGCGAACGGCAACGCATTCGGCTGGCGCGATGTCGCGAGCGCCCAGGATGAGCTGCCGGCACCCGATGAGCTGCACGCGTGCCTCGCGTTCAATCTCGCCGTGGAGCTCGCTCCGGAGTACGGTGCGCCGATCCCCGCCGTCGTGGCCACGCGTGCCGTCGAATTGCTCGACGATCTCAGGCGCGATGTGATCGTTGCTCATCCCATCGAGCCAATTCTCGATGTGCCCACGCCGCAGCAGGTCGGCGGCGCCTCGCGCCTGGGCTGGCCCGGGAGCTGGTACGGGGAGAGCTGATGCCGTCGATTCCGTTGCCCGTCGGCAGCTATCGGCTTCCCAACCCTGTGGCCTCCTGCCGACGGCTGGTCAACATCTTCGCCGAGGAGGCGCCGCCCGATCGCCCGAAGCGCCAGCCCGTAGTATTGCGCCGGGCGCCCGGCATCGCGCCATTCGCGGACACGGGCGAGCCGGAAGTACGCGGCGGCCTCACGATGCCCGACGGCACGCTGTACGTCGTCGCTGGCGCGCGTCTGTACAGCGTCTCGAGCGGCGGTACTGTCACGCAGCTCTCTGGCGACACGATCGGGGGCAATGGCGTCGTGCGCGTCGCGACCAACGGCACCGACATCGTCGTGTGCCCGGGCGATGGCACCGGCTATGCGTCCGATGGATCCACGGTCACACAGATCACCGATTCCGATTTCACCGCGGGCGGCGGCGGCGCAGATCCCGTGTTCCTCGATCAGTACCTCGTCTTTCGCCGACCGGGCACGGCGCAGTTCTTCAACAGCGGACTCAACGCGCTCACGTTCAACGGGCTCGACATAGCAACCGCTGAGGGCGCACCGGGTCATCTCGTCGGCCTGGTCGCGAACAATCGCGAGCTCGTGCTGGCCAAAGAACAGAGCACCGAGCTCTGGTACAACGCCGGCAATCCCACGGGCTCGCCCTTCTCGCGCTCGCCCAGCGGCTTCAAGGAACAGCCCGGATGCGGTGCGGGGCTCTCCCTCTGCAATCAGGACAATGCGCCGTTCATGGTGGCGAGCGATCGCACAGTGCGACGCTTGGGCTCGGTGTGGGAGCGTGTGAGCCAGCCCGGTATCGAAGGGATCCTCCAGCGGATGGCGCAGATCTCCGATTGCTACGCGCTGCCCTACACGCAGGAAGGGCATCTCTTCCTCGCGTTCACCTTCCGCAATGCCGGCAGAACGCTCGTCTACGACGTGACGACGCGTGAATGGCACGAGCGCGATTCGATCATCAACACCGTGAGCCTCGGCTACTGGCGGCCGTCCTGCATCCTGCAGGCGTACGGCAAGCAGATCGTCGGTGATAGCCAGAGCGGCAAACTCGGCATCCTCGATCCTGATACGCACGAGGAATGGGGCGAGCCTCAGCGCGTGGACATCACCTTTCAGCCCGTTTACGCCGATCGTCGGCGGCTCTTTGTGCGATGTCTCGAGCTGCACGTGGGTGCCGGAGTCGGCCTGTCCATGGGGCAAGGCCAGAACCCGCTCGCAACGCTCTTCCTCAGCTCCGATGACGGTCACACCTGGCGCTCGCGCGATGTGCGCTCGCTTGGTCGCCTCGGCGAGTACCAGCGACGTGTGCGGTGGTGGGGGCTCGGCAGTCACCGCGGGTTCGTGCCGCGGATACAGATCGCAGACCCCGTCGCGGTGTTCGTCATCGACGCGCTGATCGAAGCCGAAGGCGGCATGACTTAGAGGATCGCCCTATGTTGGGACCAGCATTGATCCAAGGCGGACTGTCAGTCATTGGCGGGATTCTCGGAAGTCGTTCCGCGAAGAAAGCTGCGCGCGAACAGGCGAAGGCGCAGATGGCGGCGATCGCCGAGCAGCAGCGCCAGTACGACCTCGCGCGTCAGGATCTCTCGCCCTACCGTCAGGCCGGGGCCGCGGCGACCACGCAGTTCAACCGGCTGCTCGGGTTGTCTGGTGCGCCGCCTGACTTCTCCGAATTTCTCGACTCGCCCGACTATCAGTTCGCCCTGCAGCAGGGCCAGCAGGCGCTCGAGCGGAGCGCTGCGGCACGCGGCGGCCTCTTCTCCGGCAACACGGGCACCGCGCTCACCGAGTTCGGTCAGGGCATGGCCGCGCAGCAGCTCGGCAACTACACGAACCGGCTGATGCAACTCATGGGGCTTGGGCAGAGCGCGGCGGCCGGGACGGCGCAGGCGGGTCTTCAGACGGGACAAGGTGTGGCCGACTCGCTCGTCGGCGCAGGCGATGCGCGCGCTTCCGGAATCATCGGCGCGTCCAATGCCTGGACGAATGCGCTCGGGCAGCTCGGCGGCGTTGCCGCCGATGCATTCAGCAATCGATCGAGCGGCGTCGGTCGAAGCAACCCCAACCGCCTTGGCGGCATGGCGCCTATCGAGGTGCCGATGACGGACGTGCGCCTCGATCCATCACTCGTGCGGATGCCGAAAGTGAGGTTCTGATATGGCGCGCACGAACCCGAACATTGCGCTCTCGGTTCAGCCGATCGATGTGATCGGTCCATATCGCGCGCTCCAGGAGAACCGGCGCGCCAATCGTCTCGCACAACTCGAGGAGCAGCGTTTCGCGCAGGATGAGGAACGTCAGGCGCGCGTGCGCAACGCGCTCTCGCAACTCGCCGCGCCCGATGTGCCGGAACAGCAGCGGCAGGCGACGACGCTGCAGCTCTACGGCGATGACCCGCGTGTGGCGGCGGGCGTATCGGCGGAAATGATGCGCACGCAGGAAACGCAGCGCGCTGCATCGACCGAGGAGGCAAAGCGCCACTACCTCGAGGCGGAGTACATCCTCCGCGATCCGCAGAATGCAGTGGCGATCTATCGCCAGCAGAATCCGGACGAGTACGCACAGCTCGCGCAACAGGCCGGGCGCGATCTCACCGCCGATGAGGTGGTGAACCTTGCGCAGCAGGCGCGCGCGCACTACGGGCCGCTCGCCGGTATCGAGCCGCCTTCGGCCGCGGATACGGGGCCGCTCGTGCCGTTCATTGATCCGCGAACAGGCCAGCCTGTGTACGGCACGCGTGCTCAAGCTATCGGCCAGCGCCCGTACGACAAGCCACCTTCGGTCGTTGTCGGGCAATATCGCCCGCTCTCACCGGAGGAAGTCGCAGCCGCAGGCCTTCCGCCCGGAACTTCCGCGCAGCTCGATACGACGACGGGGAAGATCGACGTCCTGAGCAAGCGCGATACCACCGGGGGCCTGAGTCAAAAGGACCAGACCACGGCGCGCCTGAAGCTGAACACCGTGCAGCTCGCGCGGCAGCAGCTGAACAACATCCGCCAGCGGTTCGAGGCGATCAAAGGCACGCTGTCTGCAGGTCCGTTCGGTCAGGGCAAGGTGCCGAGCAAAGCGGGCCGCGCATTCGACCGAGCAGTCGATCAGATGCGCAGCACGCTTACCTCGCTGACACGCGTGCCGGGCGTCGGCGCCATGAGCGACTACGAGACGCGTCTCGACCAGGCGAAATTCCCGACCCGGAATGAGTACGAGGCCGTCACGGAACAGCAGATCAATGACCTCGATGACATGCTCAATGCCATCGAGCGCGGCTACCAGGACCTGCTCGCCGGTGTCACGCCAGGAGCGACGGCACCAGCAGCCCCACAGGCACCTCCGGCGCGCACGAACTCGGATGCGGCGCTCTCGGCGCCTCCGCCGACGAATGCCCGCGGCTGGCGTCTCATGGTGGATGCGCAAGGGAACCGCGCATACGTCAGCCCTGACGGCACGCAGTTCGAGGAGGTGCAGTGATGGCCTTCGATCTCTCAACTGCTCGGCCCCTCGACGCGCAGCCCACGGGCCTACGTGCACCGGGCAACATCGATCTCCACAATCGCCCCATCGTGCGCAATCCCGATGGCAGCTATAGCACCGTGCGCACGATCTCCATCGGCACCGATGAGGGCGAGGCGCTCATCCCAACCGTGAGCGATGACGGCCGCGTCATGTCGGACGATGAGGCCATCGCGCAATACCGTCGCACGGGCCGGCACTTCGGCGTTTTCGACACACCGGAGCACGCCACAGCCTTCGCGCAGAATCTGCACAACGAGCAGGCTCAGGAATACGGCCCCAAAGCCGCAGCATCTGGCGCGGCCCGCAAGTTCGATCTCTCGACTGCCAGGCCAGTCGCTGAAGAATCGGCGCCGGCCGGATCCGGCTCGCCAGCGGCATCAACCGAGCCGAGCCTGCTCATGGCTCCCGTTGGCGGTGCCGAGCTGCTCGCCGCCGGAGTGACCGGCACGCTTGCGCAGATCCCCGCGGGGCTCGCCGGGCTTGGCACGATGGCCGGCCGTGCCGTGGGTCTCACGGATGCCGACCCTGCGGATGTCGTGCGCGACGTCCAGCAGTCCCTCACCTACCGGCCGCAATCCGAATCCGCGCGCGCAGGCGCTGCGCTTCTGGAGCGCGGCGTCGAGGCGGCCGGGCGCGCAGTGAATCCGGCGCTGCGCGCCATCGGGCGCGTGAGTCCTACGGCCGAGAACGTCGTGCGCACGGTCGTGCCCGCCGCACTCGAGGCGGCCGCGACCGTGGCGCCCCTTGCGCGCGTACCGGCCGCTGCGGCTCGTACCGCGGCAATGACGCCCCGTGCAGTGCCATCAGCGCTTGAGGCGACACGCAACGTTGTGCGGCCATTCACTCCGGAGGCGCCACGCGGCCCGGCACCGTTGCCGCCTGCACCGAGCAAGGAAACACTGAAAGCCAGCGCACAGCGCGCCTATGAGCGTGCCTCAGCGGCGGGCGTGGTCGTGAGTCCGCAGAGCGTGGCGGATTTGCGTACGCGGCTGATGACGACTCTCGGGCGCGAGGGAATCGATCCCACGTTGCATCCGGCTACGACAGCAGCGATGCGCCGACTCGGCGAGGCCGAGGGGCCGCTCACGCTCGAGCGCGTCGAAACCCTGCGGCGCGTGGCGAAAGAGGCGCAGAAGGCTGCGACCCAGAATCCTGCCGACCGGCGCCTCGCGACGATGCTGGTTGATGACATCGACGAGTTCATCGATTCGCTCGGGCCTGCTGACATCGTCGCGGGCGATGCCGCAACAGCCACGCGCGCCCTGCGTGATGCACGCAATCTCTGGTCACGCGCGCGCAAGGCCGATCTTGTCGATGAACTGATCGAGCGTGCGCAGACACGTGCTGGTGCGCACTACACGCAGGCCGGCATGGAGCATGCGCTTCGCCAGGAGTTCAAGACGCTCGCGCTGAACGAGCGGAAGATGCGCATGTTCACGCCGCAGGAGCGCGCAGCCATCAAGTCGATCGCGCGCGGCAGCCGCATCGAGAACACGCTGCGCAACCTCGGCAAGTTCGATCCAACTACGGGCGGCATGGCAGCGCTGATCTCTGCGGCCCTCGGCGGCGGCCTTGCCGTTGCCGGCGCCGGCGTCGGCGGTGTCGCCGTGCCCGCAATCGGATTCGTTGCCAAACGCGCCGCCACCGCGCTGACGAGCCGGAAGGTCAATCGCCTGCACGAACTCATGCGGCGAGGACCGCCGGGATCGGTGGATCCCGCACAGGTCTCATCGAGCGCCCGGGCCGCACCGAGGACCGCAACAACTTCTCGTGGGCCCGTTGCAGCGCTGCCCGCACCTCAAGTGCTCGTCACACCGCAAGGCACGGCCGCAACCGAGTCCGCATTGCGCGATCTCGGTCTGACGCCAGACGTCATGCGCGCCGGCGCCGCGCATCCCGGCGCGCCACGTGTTACGCCGCCAGCGCCTCCACCCCCGCCGCTTGCATTGCCCGCGCCGGTACGTGAGCCGCTCATCGTGGATCCTGCCGGCCGTGTCGCTACGAGCCCGCAGCAGCTGCGCGCGTATCGGCAGGAAATGGATGTGGAAGGACTCAGGGGAGTGCGTCAGCCGCAGGCGCGCGAAGCGCCGGATCGTGAAGCGATGGCGGCCATTCTTCGTGGACCGATTGAGATGCGCGGTGACGAGCTTGGCGGCCCACGGCTGCCGATGGCCAAATTGAAGCAGAACGCCGCGGCGCTCGCTCGGCTGAGGTTTTCCAACAAGACCGTCACGAATGCTTGGGACGGCTCTCGGATTTACATCCCCTGGAGCGGTATCAAGCACACGCTGTCAGGCGAGATCAGCCGGAATGCGACGCTCGCATTGGCGCGACTCGACGAAGTACTCCAGCGAGGCGTGCGTGTTGCGACCGAAGCGGATCGCTATGGCCGGCCCGACATCAAAGCGGTGCACTTCTATGACACACAACTAGTTGTAGCCGGTGAGCCGGTGACGATTCGTTCGGTCGTGCGCGAGCAGCGCGGCGGCCGGCTGTATTACGACCATTTCGAGGTCCTGAAGGGGGATCAGGAAGTCGGGCCCGCAACGGGTGGCGCGTCAGCAGGACGTTGGCCGGTCCCGATTACTAGCGGACCCGCTCCCACCGGGCAACAGCCCGGATTGCCGCAGTCTACCACCCCGCCAGCGTTTGGCGAGCACATCACGCTGCAGGGGCGTGAGGTGCGTCGGCGGCGCGCGCCGATTGAACATATCGAGGGCCGATGATGGCCCGGGCGCTTACTTCTGCTCTTCCGTGGCGGGCGCTCTCAATCGATCGTCCAACAGTGGCGCGCCCTCTTGCCATGGCATCTGGCCAGCCTCGGCGCGACCCAATGCGAACTCCGGATCGGTCCGCGTCAGGTCGTCAACGCACTGCCGCCGCGGCTCCAGTTGTGCGTGTTTCCGGACGCACTCAGCGACCCGATCGTGGTACGAGAGAATCCGCACCAGGCGCCTCCCTTCATCTGCTTGAGCGGCTTGCTGCTGTCGCTGCAGAGATTCCCGCTGGGCGCGCAATAACTCGATCTGCTCGCGCAGCAACTCAGCCTCCATGGCAGCGCGTTCCTGCTCGAGTCTCAGCGCCTCATTGGCTCGCCGATTCTCTTGTAGTGACCGGTACGGGCCGATCACATCGGGTGAGCGCACTTCCAGCGCCGGCAAGGGCTGTTGCCGCGGCAGTCGCGTCCGGCAGTTCGTTTGCTGCCCCACCTGGTCACAGTAGGTGTAAACCGTCTGCGCCAGCGCAGCCGGCGCCCCAAAGAGCGCAAGAAGAATCACGACGCGCACCGTGGCGCCTCCCTGTGACAATGCCGGCATCGGAGGATGCCAGTTATGCGCCGTCACGCCGTGACGTGGTTCACGGAGGGACTGCATAGATGGCCGGCATCGAGCAGATCCCGCTGCGGATCCCCGATAAATGGGACCCGGTCTGGTTCGAGCGCTTCGTGCGCGAAGTCCTCGCGAAGGCCGACGCGCGCAACGCCATCCCGGGGCTCGGCATCACAATCGAGGGCACGCCCGACACGCCGGCCACGATTTCGAGCAACACGGACGTCGATCAGCTCGTGGACCAGAATTACATCGTCGCCGAACCGTCGCCGCTGCTCGCCAACGCGCGCACGCTCGATGGTGAGGGCGGGGTCATCGAGGTCAATGACTCCGGGCCCGGCGGCATCGTGCGCATCACCGTCGCCGAGCACGGCATCACGTACTCGAAATTCCGCGAAGGCCGCGCGTGCTCCGTCGTCGGTCGACCCGAGGATTCCGTGGGGGAGCAGACGAGCATCGAGGCCACGGCAAACGACACGGTGCTGCGCCGTGTGAATGACGAGCTCAGTTTCGGCCCCGTCACCTTCCCGATGGTGCAGCTCTCTGGTGAATCCCTGCTCCTCGGCCGCGGCGCCGGCGACGGAGCGGGCGCCATGCAGGAGATCACGCTCGGCACCGGGCTCTCGTTGGACGGCACGACGCTCAACGCCACGGGCGGCGGTGGCGGCGGAGGCGGTGCGCTCGTCTACGTGAATACGTCGATCCCGAGCGGCAACACGATCGCGAACACCGCGAGCGAGACCGCCTTCGATTCCTCGTACACCATCCCGGCCGACACGCTCGAGGCAGGGATGATCGTGCGCGTGCGGCTCTTCGGTGTGTTCAGCACGACGGGCACGCCAACCCTTCAGTTGCGCATCAAGCTCGGCTCGACGACCTACATCGACACGGGCGCGATCACGCTGCCCTCCTCCGTCACCGACATGGGCTTCTGCGTCGATGCACAGCTCGTGGTCCACAGCGCTGGCGCTACCGGGGAGATCGATGCGCAGGGCGTCGCGATGCTCGGGCTCACGACGGCGACCGCTCAGGCGGTGACGATCCCCAACACGTCAACCGTGACGACGGACACGACCGGATCGCTTGCGCTCTCAGCCACTGCCGAGTGGAGCACTGCGGACGCCGACAACACGGTGACGCTGCGCGAGATGGCGGTGTGGCTGGATGGCATCGTGAGCCCCACGCCGGACAGCGGCGGAGCCAATGTCACGCCGGACACGCACCCCGCGACGCCCGATGCGATGGATGACGAGTTCGAGGGCGCGAGCCTCGACAGCAAATGGGCGTGGAGGAATCAGGGCACGGCGACCGCGACGCTGTCGCAGGGATCGCTGGTGATGACCGCGCCGGCAAACAGCGCGCTGAATCTGCGCGGGCTCGAGCAGACTGTGAGCAGCCCAGGCCGGTGGCGCTGTAAGGTGGCATCGCGCGCGATGGCAGATTTCAACCTCGCCGGCTTGTACCTCGCGAACAACGGTACCGGGCGGATGCTGGTGATCGACCAGCAGAACGCTGGCGGCACCATGTACGTCGTGCAGAAATTTTCCAACGCGACGACGTTTGGTTCCAACGTCTACGGCCCGAGCAATGACACCGCCAGGTACGGCGCTATCCACCAGTGGGTTTACCTCGAGGTGGAATACGATGGCGTCACCGTGTACTTCCGCGTCTCTGCCAGCGGCGTCGATGGCACATTCCGCACGCTGTACAGCGAGGCAGCGGCAACGTTTCTCGGCACGCCCGATCGTGTCGGGCTCGTGGTGAATTCATCGAGCGCCGTCGAGCCAGGAATTGGCGTGTTCGATTGGTTCCGGCGGATGGCATGAGCCTGCTCTTCCTCACCGAGGTCCTCGACAGCTTCAGGGCGCTCGATGACGCCGGACGCCCGCTGCCGGGCGCGGTGCTCACGTTCTGGCAGTCGGGCACGACAACCCCGGCTGCGGTGTACGCCGATCAGGAACTGCGCACGGCGCTCTCCGACGCACAGGGACGCGTGACTGCGGACTCGCAGGGCCGCTTCCCGCTCATCTATCTCGACCCGGACGTGCTCTATCGCGTGCGGCTCACGACGGCGCAGGGCGTACTGCGCTGGGATGTCGATCCGTACCTGTGTGACTGCACCGATCCGCCGCGCCTCTTCCGCAATCCCGTGCACCAAGCGCTCGCGCGGATCTCCGATGATCCGCCGACCTTCGCCGCGCCCTCGCAGCCCGGCGCGCGGCTGCGCTTTACGCTCACGGAGAGCGAATCGCCGCGCGATGTGTACGCCGATGCCGCGCGCACGGTGCCACTGCCGAACCCGCTGCGCGCGAACGCCGCCGGCATCTTTCCGCCGATCTACCTCGACGATGAGACGCTCTACCGCGTGGTGCTCGAGACCGCATCCGGCGAGGAGCTGCTCGAGGTGGACCCGTACGAGTGCCAGTGTGGCTTTCTCCTGCTGACCTCGCGGCCCTACGCGATCGAGGCGCTCGATGCGCTCGACTCCTACGGCTCGCGCGTCGCTGAGTTTCCTCATCCGCTCATCATCGAGGCAGTGGACAGCGGCGGAGAGCTGCGCTCTGGAGAGCTGCGCGCACTCCTCGTGACGTACGACGACGGTCTGCCTGAAGCCATGACGAATGCCGGGGCGTTGCTCTCCGGCGACCTCGACTCGATTCTCGTCACCTACAACAACGGTCTGCCTGAAGCGCTCGACAGCGCCGGTGTCCTGCTCTCCGGCGACCTCGACTCGATTCTCGTCACCTACAACAACGGTCTGCCTGAAGCGCTCGACAGCGCCGGGCAGCTTCTCTCGGGAACGCTCTCATGATCCTGATTCCGCGATATCGCGATCTCGAACCACGGCGCGGCATCCTCGTGCCCACGCGCATGGCCGGATACTTCAAGCTCGATGCTATCCGCCCCGATGGGCGCGTGCGGCCGGTGACCGGCTGGTTCCGCAACCTCATCACCAACTCCGGGCTCGATGCGATCGGCACCACGAACAACTGGCTCACCCGCTGCAAGGTGGGTACCGGCAACGCAACGCCAGCCGTGACCGACACGGCGCTGCAGGCGCAGGTGGCCGAGTCGAGCACGATCCAGGAGCACACGCGCGTCTCCTCCGGATCGCCCGAGTACTACATCGCCAAGACCATCACGTACCGGTTTGCCGCGGGCACCGCTGCGGGGAACCTTGCCGAGATCGGCATCGGCAGCTCGAGCACACTGTTCTCGCGCGCTCTCATCCTCGATGGCGAGGGCAGCCCCACGACGATCACGATCCTGAGCGACGAAGTGCTCGATGCGACCTACCAGCTGCGCATCTACCCGCCGCTCACCGATGTGGCCGACACCATCACCATCAGCGGCGCCAATTACGACATCACCCTGCGGGCCGCGTCGGCCGGTGATGGCGATGCGTGGGGAATGGGCGCGGGCCTCGGTGCGGTGGGTGGCGCGGGCGGCAACGGCACGATCGCCGTATTCAGCGGCGCGATTGGCGCGATCACGGGCTCTCCGAGTGGCACGGGCGCCAGTCAGACGGCCGCGAATGAGTCGTACGGCGCCGGCACCTATCAGCGCGATTTCACCGCCTCATGGGGCCTCAGCGAGGCGAACTTCGGCGGAGTGAAGTCCGCTGCGACCTCGCTCGGCACGGTTAACGTGAGCGGCTCGATCCGCACGATGGGGCGCGTGCAGGTGGAGTTCGATCCGGTCATCCCGAAGGACGACACCAACGTCCTGTCTCTGGTGTTCCGCCACTCCTGGGCGAGGAAGACGCTGTAATGCTGCCGGATGCGGTCCGCTCGACGTCCGTCGTCGCTGCGGCATTCCTCCCGCCGCGCAACGTCGTGCGCGTGAAGCTCGTGGACTTCGACCTGGGCGGCGTCGCGATTCAGGACCCGACGCAGGGCCTGCAGGTGAAGGTCTGGCGCGCTGAAGTGATCGGCGACGATGTCGTGCTCTCGGCCGAGGGCGTAACTCCGACCACGATCTTCACGCAGGCGGGCATCACGGAGATCGCGCTCACGTTCGACCAGAACATGCAGCCGTTCATCGCTTACGTGCTGAACGACACGGACGCGCACTTCCGCTGGTTCGACGGGACGCTCTCACAGTTCGTGGTGTCCGATCTGCCCGCCGGCAGTCACAGCCCGCGCTGTGCGCTCGACGACAAGCGCGACGCCGCCGGCACACTCGCCGGTGCATCGGACATCATTCTCACGTACCTGCGCGAGGGCACGCTCTACGCACGCGTCCAGCGCGATCGCTACTCAGATGAGTACGAACTCGCGACGGGGTACGAGGACTATGTGCTCGGGCAGTTTGGAATGAATCGCGTCCTGCGCATGCAGTGGCAACTCTACAAGCCGGTGATCTCATCATGAGCTTCCTGCTGCACGATCCGATCTGGCGTCCGCTTGATGCAAACGGGCAGATCATGCCGGGCTGCTACCTGCAGTTCTACGAGTCGCAGACCACAACACCGGCAACGGTGTATGCCGATGCCGCGCTTACCACGCCGCTGAGCAACCCTGTCGTCGCAAACTCCGCGGGCGTGTTCCCCGCGATCTACGGCGACTCGGCCGTGGTGTATCGCCGGCAGCTCTACAGCGCAGACGACGTGCTGATCTCGGACACCGACCCGATGCATCCGCACGTCGCCTTCCCGCCCGGCACCGTCGTGATGTTCGAGGGCACCGAGCAGGAGCGCGACGCCGCCTATCCGCCGGCGCTCTGGCAGGTCTGCGACGGCTCGAACGGCACGAAGGACACGCGCGATCGCGTGCCTGTCGGAGTCAGCAACACAAAGCCGATCTCCGGTGCGGCTAGCACGGGCGGCAGCACGAGTGGCGTCACGGACGCGGCTGGCGGGCACGATCACGGCGGCGCGACCGGCGGTCACGCGCTGACCGCGGCCGAAAACGGCCCGCACACGCACACGGGCCTCAACAGCGTGCCGATGTCAGCCGATGACAACTCGCAGGGGCCGTACCAGAGACTAGAGGGGTCCAGCGAACAAGCGGATGGCACCGCCAGCTTTCCGACCATCGTGACGGCATCGTCCGGCCTCGGTGATCCGCACGATCATCCGATCACGAGCGAGCCTAACCACACGCACACGTTCGACTCGACCCCGCCGTACTTCACGGTGTGGTTCCTGAAGCGAAAGGCAGCCTGATGAGCAGCGACGACGTGCAGCGGGATCTGGGGCGCATCGAGGCTCGGCTCGATGCTGGCGATGAGCGGATGCAGCGGATCGAGGCGAGGCTCGATGACATTGCGCGCTCGGTGAACAAGCTCACGAGCTACGTCGATCGCCACAAGGGCGCCTGGGCGCTGATCGGGCTGCTGGTCGGCGGCGGTATCTCGGCGTTGGTCGAGTTCCTGCGATGGGCGGCGCACAGATGACGCAACACCTCATCGCGGCGCTCGAACGTGACGAGGGCTACCGCGCCGAGCCCTACCGCGATTCGCTCGGCATCTGGACGGTCGCGATTGGGCGCAATCTCGAGGCAAACCCGCTCACGGGCGCCGAGTGGAAACAGCTCCTCGACGCCGGCGAGATCACGGTGCACATATCGCGCGCAGGCGCGATGCGGCTGTTGGGGCCCTCCGTGCGCGACATCGAGATCCGCTGCGCCACGATCTTTCCCTGGTGGCGGGACTGCGATGACGTGCGCCGAGAGGTGATTGCAAATCTCGCCTACAACATGGGCTTCGCGCGTCTCGCGGGCTTTCGCAACATGCTGGCAGCCATGCAGGCACGCGATTACGAGCGCGCGGCCGACGAACTCGCCGACAGCCGCTGGTACACCCAGGTCGGTGAGCGCGGGCCGCGGCTCGTCGAACAGCTCCGTACGGGAGTGAGGCCATGAAGCAATACACCAAGGATCCGATGCTGAATATTTCGATCGCGCTCGCGGCACTCGGTGCCATCCAGGCGAGCACCAATCTCCTGACACCGCTCCTGCAGCGCTATCCGACTGCATTCGGACTCGTCATGACCGGCATTTCGGTCGTGACCGCGGTACTGACGGTGCGCAAGACGTACCTGGCTCAGCAGCCGCCCGATGCACACGGCGACGATGGCACCTCATCCAACTCGGAGTAACTCCATGCTCAGCAAAATCCGCGACTGGCTCATCCGCGTGAAGCGACGCATAGTAGCGACGATCCTCTCGCTCCTCGCCGCCCTCGGCCTCTATACCGCGACCGCCGACACGGTCACCGACACGATCTCGTGGACGAACCCGACCACCCGAGTCGATGGAACGCCGCTCACGAACCTCGCGAGCTCGCGCGTGCAGTGGGGCCCGACGCCGGGCGGCCCGTACGATGGCGGCTCGGTCGACGTACCAGCTCCGGGCTCGACCGCGACCGTGACGCGCTCGGGATTAGGATTCGGCACGCGCTGCTACGTCGTCATCTCGATCGACGCGAACGGGCTGCAGAGCGTGCCGAGCGAGGAGGCCTGCAAGACGGTGACGGCCGTGCCCGCGAGTGCGACGAACGTGACGATCCATTGATGTGGCTCAGCATATGAATCCGTACGCGCTGCTCGGCTGCTTGCTGACCGTCGTGCTCGTCGCCGGAGGCGCCTACTACCAGGGGCGGCAGGATGGGGCGGCGAAGGTGCGCTCGGAGCTCGCCGAGCAGTTGGCCCAGAAGCAAGCCGAAGTCGACCGGAAGGACGCCGACTACCGCGCGCGCGCCGCCGAACTCGCCAAGGCGACTGAGACGGTCGGTCGGCTCCTCTCATACCGTCCGGATCCCAAGGTCCTCACGCGCGAAGTCATCCGCGAGGTGCCCGTCGATGCGCCCTGTACTTGCCCTGATCGCTCTCCTGAGTACCGCCTG